TGCTCGATGTCACCGTGCAGGGTCAAGCCGTTATCTTCTATTAACTTAAATACGTTCATTGCTTACTCCTTGCTCTGATTTCTGCGTCTACTATTAGGCGTTCTGTTTGCTTATCGACTGGCTCACCCCATCGACCACATTTGTCGCACTGCCAATTGATGCGGCCATAACAGTCACGCTTAATGCGACCACCATGAAACCAACTGCACCACTTTGTCGATAGCAATTCAATCATTCTTTATTCTCCGGCTCGTGCGTACATGCGTTTTCGTAGTCAATAACGTCCTGCAACCGATAGCGAATCAATCCACCCAACTTCATGTACCGAACCCCTTTTTTGAAAGACCGGTCACGTTCCAGTGTTGCTTCGCTGATCTTCCATCGAGTAGCAAGCTCCACTTGTGTTATGAATTGCTCATTTGTTGTCATTGCTCACCCCTTGCTTAATGACGTTGATTGCGTATGCGTAGTAATTATGGGAATCGTTTCGCTGTTGCAGTCGCTCAAGGATGTCAATGATCTGCTTCTCTTTCTCAGCAGCAACAAGCGCGGCGAACTTGTCCAGCCTCGTAGTAAACCCACAGACCTCATCACCCATATCCCAACCAGCCTGTTCAGCCAGTTCTTTAATTCGTTCGTTCATTGCTCACCCCTTGCTCGTATGGCTTCAGCACACATCGCTGCAAGACCTTTGGTGTAATACTTTTGAAAAACTTCTTGCCGTTCCTCGCACACCTTCGCACACGCCTCACGCTCATGGGCCACGGCACGATTGTAGAAGTCCGTTATTTCGCTGATCCCCCAACGCGCTGGCTCAGTGTAGTTCTCACCTGCTCTTATGAGTCCGACTTCTTGTGCCAGCTTGATGATTTCTTCTTTAGTCATCATTGGCCACCTTTCTAAGTAACTTAACTAAGTTTTCAAGCGTCTCAAGACTGTAGCTACCAGCAGTCAGGTACACCACCGTCTTAGTGGTTGGCTGGCGCCAAACTTCGTCCTGACACCTTTTCCATGTGTCGGCAATCCACTGTCGCGTTTGCTCTAGCGTCATGGCGCTTGTTGCTACGGGCAGAGGCTCTCCGTCCGCTGGTGTCTTTGCTGATTTGTTTTCAGCCATTGTTCTTCTCCTTCAGCTTGGCTTCAATGTAAGCAGCAAAGGCTTCGCACCAGGCTTGCCTCTGCTCATCAAAATCTAGTTGCTTAACTAACTCAACGAAATTAAATGCTTCATGCACTTCATCAGGTGTCACGCTCTGCCATGGCTTTGCCACTGGTGCTTTATTGATCGCCTCTTCGAGGCAACAGAAAGCGTCATGTAAATCATTGAACTGATCATGAGATAGACCTTGCTTGATTAGATTGTTTTCTAGTTCAAGCATGGCCTGAAAAGCTAGTTCTAAAGGTTTAGTAATCATTGAATGCCTCCATGTTTGCTTATCGATCTCACATAAAAGTGGATACCTATCGCTTGATGTAGTTCATCTTCAGTAACCCCTGCCTGCTCACATAAAATAGGTAGGTAGGCCACATGTCTTGCAAGCTCCTCTTGCCATCTCTCCACCATGGCAAGGGACTCTTGCTCAACGTCTCTCAATAGTCTTTTCTTTTTCATTTTCTGTGCTCATATTCAATTTCAATGCACTGAGCGAAGCCATAGTTTTTGCCATCAAATTCTGGTGCCCACGCTTTGTCCATAGCTTCACCAAGCCCATACAAAACCTTGTAGCCGTGGTGCTTAAGAATGAACTCGTACAGAATTTCTTGCGCTTTGATGTAAGGGTCGTTTGCAGTGTCTACTGCATCACAGAGTTCTTTGATGCGCTTTTGTTGATGCTGCATATAAAGCTCATAAGCTCTAATCTTCAATGCGTCATCCATGATGGGACTCCTGCGCGGGTAACTGAGGTACCGATTGGGACTCGCTAGCGGGTAGCGTCACAATCCAGGTTCGGAAGGACTGCTGCTTAGCCATTGTTTCGGGGCATTCTTTCGATGGTGGTTTCCATCCTGCTCGCCTCCAAACATCTTCAACGGGAATGCACCAGTCCTGTGGATGGATTTGGCAATTGAATAAAGAGACCCATAGGGGGATTTGTTGGTCTTCCATGTAGGTTGACTCCAGTTAGGTGTTAAAAGCGCCTTAAAAGCCCGTTTAAGGGATTCTAGGGGCATGATTAGAGGTTAAAGAAGATAGCGCAGGCAAGTGCTACCCCAAATAGGGTAGCGATAAGCCAATCGATCAGGGTTTTCATGCCGCTACTGCCAATTTGATGACCTTAGCCATTTTCTGACCATGGGCTACATAACCGACGACTGAAACGGATGCATCCCAACAAGCACGACAACCAGAGCATTTACCTCCATGCTCATAGGCTTTGCAGACGCTAATTGAAGTTTGATCATCAAATGAGCTTGCAATCGTGCTTGAATGGATTTGATCGACTAAGACTTCGCCACTAACCGAATCAGATGAAGCTCTGACAACCACATTTGGAAGCTTTCGCATCAATGCGATGATTGCCTGAAACTTAGGAAACTTGTACATCCTAGTCGGAAGCCAGTGTTTAACATGTGGAGTGGCTTGCATGACCATGTATATCTTGCGCGCAAGATCAATCGAATACATGTCACCGCTATCAAACCAGCGGAAGTAGCGATCATTTGAGAGAGCTGTAACCATATCGAAAACCCACTCATCACGCTGCCAATCATCACGGTTATGCTCGCGAGGTGCTTTTACGTTGGGATAGCGATAATTGCCTGTGGTTGCATAACAACCCTTGCAAGCATCAACAAGCTCTCCATGTTTATCTTTTGAACCTGGGCAGGTATCAAGAGCTTGCAAGCTCCAAGATCTTATTCCGTCTAATTTTGATGTAGTGCTTATTTTGATCATGATGACTCCTTGTTTAGGTAAGAGAATCATCACATATATCTAAAGCATGTAACCCATACTTTAGTATTAAACACTAGACTGACATAACAAACACCAAGCACATGTAATTACATAACTATCCTATACGCTTTATATATATAAGATAGTCTTTGTGTATTTGTGTATAAGTACTTATATGGGCCTATGCTCGAATGAGCATGGGACTACATCGATGTAATTATCTATCTGCCCACTCTTGATCGATTTTATCGATAAGGGCCATGGCCATAAAAGGGGCTAAGTACCGTACCCTTCCCCCTGCGCAGTGCATGAGTAGGCATGTGCTCGAGGTCAATCGGGCGTGTCATGGCCAGACGCAGCACGCATCAAACTCGCTTCGTTGTCACATCGAATGGGACGGGGGCTTCGGTTTTGGGTGCACTATAACCATCCCCGCCCCAAGAAAAAATAGCTTTTACGATATGATGAGTACATCGACAATATGGAGATGTACGGTTATGGTTACGTTAGAAAAGAATATAGAGATACCGGAGAAGCAAAAGATCGCTAAATACCCATACGAAGCATTAGAGCTAGGAGATAGTTTCTATGTACAAGATGGTGATTTAGGTAGGTTATGTAATGCGAACTATCGAGAGTGGAGAAAGAGTGGGAAGAAGTTCACAGCGAGGAAGGTGGATGGTGGTGTAAGGGTATGGCGTGTTGAGTGAGTCATGAGTTTCAGCTTGCTTGGATTAAGCGGTATACGGAAGGGGATAAGACGTATCCATACCAAGCGATGAGGTGGTATGCCGAGGAGGGGAGGAAGCGACCTTTAACGGCTGATGAGCAAAAGACGGTGTTGTGGTTAAAGGAAAACTATGGACTGGAAGCCCTCTTGCGAAACGTGTCGATGGAGTCAGGCGATTGGACTCAAAGAAAAGGAAGGCGATAAGGAGGATATTTTGATTTGTATGAGGGATGGTCTATTGGCTGAGAAGCCTTGCATGAAGTATGAATATGAACCAGGTACGCAATGAACTTTGATTTACAGCACTTCTACAGGTTTTGTAGAGAACTGAAGGTAGAGACAAAGGAGCTTGGGATACAGCGCCTTGGACAGCGTTTACTGGGCAGCCAGACTTATGTGATGGAGGAAGTGGCAAAAGGGTTGAATCAGGGTACGCACTTCTTTGTGATTCTGAAGGGTAGGCAGTTAGGGATTACGACGATCTCGCTTGCTTTAGACCTTTACTGGCATTTTAAGAACCCTGGGTTTCAGGGGACGTTAACAACGGATACGGAAGAGAATAGAGATCAGTTCAGAACGACGTTAGCGATGTACATGGATGGCTTGCCACCGGAGTTCAAGATTCCTTTGATGACGCATAACAGGAATCAGATGGTCTTGAAGAACCGGTCAAGGTTGTTTTACCAGGTAGCTGGATTGCGAGCTAAGGGGTCGCTAGGGCGTGGCAAAGGGATTACTTACCTGCATGGCACGGAGACATCGAGTTGGGGTGATGAAGAAGGCTTGGCTTCGTTGCTAGCTTCCTTGGCTGAGAAGAACCCAAATAGGCTTTATCTGTTTGAGAGCACGGCTCGTGGTTTTAATATGTGGCATGACATGTGGCAAGTGGCTAAGAAGGCTAGAACGCAGAAGGCGATCTTTTGTGGCTGGTGGAGAAATGAGCTTTATGCGGCTGATCCTAAGTCGGATGTGTATCGGGTGTATTGGGATGGGAAGTTAAGTCCAGAGGAGAAGGAATGGACAAGAGAGGTTAAGAAGCTCTACCAGGTGGAGATTAATACAAGGCAGATTGCTTGGTGGCGCTGGAAGCTCAATGAGGGCTTAAAAGATGAAGCGCTCATGTATCAAGAGTTTCCACCAACGGAGGATTACGCCTTCATCATGACGGGCAGTAGTTTCTTTAGTCATACGAGGTGTACAGATCAAGCGAAGGTGGCTAAGCAACTGATGCCACGCAATTATCGGTTCTCGATGGGTCAGTATTTTGAAGACACGGAGTTGATACAGAGTACGGAGCGTATGGCGACGCTTAAAATCTGGGAGGAGCCGATTGATAACGCCTACTATGTTATTGGAGCAGACCCAGCGTATGGAAGCTCTGACTGGGCAGATCGATTCTGCATTCAAATCTATCGAGCGTATGCGGATGGACTTGATCAAGTTGCAGAGTTTGCTACCTCAGAGATCAACACTTACCAGTTTGCATGGATTATCTGCTACCTGGCAGGGGCTTATAAGAACTCAACCTTGAACTTGGAAGTCAATGGCCCAGGTCAGGCGGTGATTAATGAGATGCGTAACTTGAGGCGACAGGCGCAGACGATGGAGCCGAAAAAGGCAAGGCGCTTGGATGATGTCTTATCGCACATGCAGCACTACCTTTGGCGGCGAAATGACTCACTAGGTGGTGTGTCGAATTCGCTGGGTTACTTGACCACGCATTCATCTAAAGAACGGATGCTCAATTACTTTAAGGATTACTTTGAGCGCGGGATGATGAATGTTTATTCGATGGACTTGCTTGAAGAAATGAAGTCCGTGGTGCGTGAAGGTGGGTCGATTGCGGCTTATGGGCGCAATAAGGATGATCGGGTGATTGCCACAGCCCTAGCGTGTGTGGCTTATGCCGAGCAACTCATGCCAAGGTTGATGCAAATGCGCATGACCAGGGCAAGGAAGGAAGAGGCCATAACACCTGTACAAGAACCGATCATGGATCGGCAGATTAACAACTACTTGAAAGCACTCGGTGTCGGGCCTCAGTAAAGAATCCATGATGGAAGTCATGGAGAAGTTCTTCGCTGATAAGAAGCGTGGCATTTCTATTCGTCTTTTTGCTGAGCTTTGTGGTCTTACGGAAGATCATTTAAGAGATGTGTTCCAGCGCAAGACCTATCCACTTACCGAGTTTGTGCAACGCCGTGTCAATCGTGCTTATGAGCAATGGACAAACGGCGATGTGGCTGTCATGCGGTTTAGACGCGATGTCTATCTTGAGTTTCGCAAGAAGCCTAAGCAAGCCATGGTGCGTCGTAACTTGATTGAGTTTGATGGCAACCAGTTCAAATTAAATATTGGCGTAAAGCCTAAGTCTGATGATTACCACCGCGAAAACCTAGACGCTCAGATAAGGAGAAAACATGGCCGTTTATCATGATTACAAATGCCCTGCACATGGATTTTTTGAAAGCAATAAACCTGAATGCCCACACGGTTGCACAGCAGATGTGCAAATGGTGTTCTTACAACCCGTTGGTATGAAGTCGGATAAAACGAAACACGCTGATAGCACGCTTAGAGAACTAGCCAAAGACTATGGCATGTCTGACATTAAGTCGGCTAGAGAAGGTGATCATCAAAACAATGCACTGCTCAACAATAAACAGGCTGCTCAACCACAAAACCCATTTGCTGTGCAGTGGGGTAATCCGTCACAAATAGGGAACTACAATCTCAATTCGATTAGAGGTGAAACCGTGGGAGGCTTGTCAGCCGTGAAGGAAAGTGGTATAGCATTGCGCAAGCCGCAACCCTCGGTGGTCATGCGTGACCATGAAAACTTGAAGTTACCGACATGAGAATCCCTGACGATCCTGTTCAACGTGAGTATTTCTACAACGACCTGGTTGATAAATGCTCCGTTAGCATCCAGGAACGTACAGGTACTTACGATTCACTAAGGTCTTACTATCTTTTTGGTGCGGGGCTTGATGCCCCACCGGCTTACTACAACAAGATTTACCCGCACATCGATCAGTTATCGAGTTTTCTTTACTCAGCAGAAACCACGCGCTTTACGATCTCGCTTGGCGCTTCTGTTAATGCGCATGAGCAAACCAAGATTCCTGCACTTACGGGCGCATTAAACGATGACTGGTTAAACTCCAATGCTGATCAGGTGTTTGCGCAAGCCTTGAATTGGGCGCTTTGCTACAACTCCACCTTTATTAAGCTCATTCAGAAGAATGGCTTGCACCCTTACATGGTCGATCCGCGCTGTATCGGTGTGTATCGAGAAGATACGCCTTACACAGATCGCCAAGAAGCGTTGATTCAGATTTACTACATCACACGCTCTGAGTTATATGCAAGGCTTTATTCACACCCTAACCGTGATGCACTGCTTGCTCGCTTGCAGTTAGGTCAAAGCCAGCAGAATCAAGTGCCTGATGGCATTCAGCGGTTGATTCTTTCGGCTACTGACCCCACGATGTACGGTAATGTGAACCTTAATATTGCTGGTATGCAACAGTACAAGGCACGGGTGGCTGAAGATACGATCAAGATGACGGAGTTATGGGTGTGGAACGATGACACTGATGACTATCAGTGCGTCACCATTGCAGACCCGAATGTCATTATCTATGACAGGCCAGGTGAGAGCATGTTCTTAAAGGGTGAGTTACCTTTTATTCAGCTCTGCCCCACCCCGCAATATGACTATTACTGGGGTATTTCTGAGGTTGCAAGGCTTGTTTTCTTGCAAGACATGCGCAATAAACGCATGACAGAGATACTTGACCTGCTGTCTAAGCAAGTTACGCCACCCACAGCCTTGATTGGCTTTACAGGCTTGCTTGATGAGAAGAACTTTGCGCTCAATCGCGTGGGTGGTTTGCTATCGACGGATATGCCTAATGCCAAAGTAGAGCAATTAGCACCATCGATACCCAATGATTTGTTCCGTGAGATCGCAGAAATCGATCAAATGTTTGAAGAAGCCTCAGGTATTGTAAATGTGCTGCAAGGCCGAGGTGAATCAGGTGTTAGAAGTGCTGGTCATGCGTCGCAATTAGCCCGTTTAGGGTCATCAAGAGCCAAAAAACGGGCGTTAATCATTGAAGATTCGCTTGAAAAGATGGCAACGCTTTATTTGAAGGCCATGCAGACCTATTCTGACCGTATTTATACCGACGATACGGGTAATAAGTTCATTGCAGACCAGTTTACGAAAGACTTTGTGGTCAAAGTAGACGCGCATAGCAACTCACCGATCTTTACGGAAGACTTAAGGAGCCTTGCTTTTGCGCTTGCAGACCGTGGTGCGATCACGAAAGAGCGTTTGATTGACATTTTAGAGCCTCCTATGAAGCAATTGCTTAAGGAAGACCTCCGAAAGATGCAACAAATGAACGAAGCGGCGCAAGAAATGCAAAAACAGCAGCAACCTACGCCTGAAGGCGCAGCGCCACCTGCTCAATAGGAGTTTTTATGCTGACAAACGGTAATTCCAACATGAATGGCGGTACAGGCGGTACAAGAGGCGGTACTGACCGCTTTTCCTACCAAAATGACCAGCCAAAGGTCGATAGAACTGAGTTAAAACAGATTTATCGCACCCCTCAACTCAATTATGGCCGTGCAACGATGAATCGCACGGGTTATCAACGCGCCGGAGGTCGATTCTCATGATGCAACGCAAAATGTTACGTTATGCTCGCCCATCACGCCGTTAATCGCTTGACAGACGGTTGTTAAGTGGTATAAACCGCGCTGAAAGGACATATTATGGGTGTGAGCGCTGAAGAATTAATGAAACTCATTCGTGGCGGTGCCAAAGATGGTAAAGCCTCGATGGAAATTGAGGTTGAAGAAGAAGGCACTGAAGGTGAAGAGGGTATGGAGAAGAAGCCTGCCCTTTCTGGCGCTTCATCGCCTCCTATGTCATCTCCCATGTCAACCCCAGAGCCTAAGAAAGGCGAAGAAATGCAAGGCCGCATTGATGTGCAGCTTGGCATGGGGATGTTAATGGGTGCCATGCAAAAGTTTCCTGATGGATCGCCAGAACAAAAGGCGGTTAAAGAGGCAATTGGCAAGCTAGGTTCTGCATTTGGCGAGATGGATTACAAAGCCAAAGAGTTAGTACCTGCTGAAATCTTGCAAATGATCCAAACCCTGCCCCAGGCTGGAGGCGCGTCGGCTGAGATGCGAGCTATGGCTGCGGCACCAACCCCTGGGACTCAAAACCCACCCCTTCCTATTTAGGAGAAACGTATGGAACTGTTTAAGCCTAAAGCTGGAACGATTCGTCGGCCTACCGATAATCAACAGCAGAATGGTCAGATTTATAACCCACCCCGCTATGAGCCGTTTGGCGGTCTGTCGGGTTCGTCAAAGGTTTCCAAAAACCGTATGACGCTTAGCAAACCTGGTGACACCAAGCGTGTCATTTAATTGAAGTTGAGGGCTGAAAACTATGTCGCTTGAAAACCTTACCCCTGACGCAAGGGATGAGCTTGCCGCTTTGGCGAAAGCCTTGGCTGAGAATCCGAAAACCCGAAAGGAGTTTTTGAAACTGACAAAGCAAGCGCACCCTGATCTTCCTGTTCCTGAACTTGAGATCGAAGAGCGAACTAATTCTGCAATTGCTGCGCAACAGCAAAAGATTGCCGAATTAGAGGCACGATTGAAAGAAAAGGATGCTCGTACTGAGCTTGAGAAACGTAGAAATACGCTCAAGGAAAAGCGTCTTGCCGAATCAGATGATGATGTCAAAGCCATTGAGAAATTGATGATTGAAAAAGGCATCAGCAATCATGAGTCGGCTGCTGAGTATTACAACTGGATGAAGCAAGCGGACAAGCCAACACCGGCTTATAGCAATCAGCCGATTACTTCCAAGGTCAATGACTTCCAGAAGTATTTGAAGAATCCAGCAGCAGCGGCAAGAGAGGCAGCGGCAAATGCACTCAATGAACTGAGACAGGGTAACCAGTCTCGTCCCATTGGCCTTCGTTAATTAGCTTAAAAGGAATACATCATGCCTATTGGTGGCGGTATTATCCCAGCAAGCGGCACCAGTCAGTACAATGAGCTGACCTACGTCACCCGTAGAGCGTTCATTCCTAAACTGGTTGTCCAGCTTTATAACTCCACGCCTTTGCTTGCAGCATTGCTTGCCAATTCACAGACTGCTTCTGGCGGTGTGTCATCGGTAACCGTGCCTGTACAAGGTTCCCAGTTTGTTAACGCTCAGTGGTCGGATTACAGCGGCTCGTTTGCACAGCCTAGCGTCATGCAAGGTGCTTACAACGCTGAGTTCAACTTAAAGCTCATGATTGCGCCTGTTCCATTCCTCGGTATGGAAGGTGCGGTTCAGCAAGACTATGCCGTGATCCCCTTGATTGAGGCTCGCATGAACGATGCGACCAACGTCATGATGGATGCGATGGCAACTTCGCTTTATACCAACGTGAGCAACGCTCAACAGTTTACGGGTCTTCCCATTGCTGTTGATTCGGCTGGTACTTATGGTGGTTTGTCTCGTTCGACCTACTCATGGTGGGCATCGAAAGAGTACGCTGCTGGTTCGGTTAACCCAACTCGTCAAAACATCCTCCAGTACATCTCTGGAACGGTGAAAAATGGCGCAGAGGTTCCAACCTTTGGTGTTTGCGGCTTTGGTACTTGGACACTGTTGGCACAAGATTTTGTAGGCCAAGAAACCTACATGATCACGCCTGGTAGCAACTTTGCAAGCGGCGAAGAAGGCCCAACTTCTGGCTTCCGCGCATTGATGGTTGCCGGTGTGCCGATTTATCCTGATCCCTATTGCACGGAAGGTGAGCTGTATTTGCTGAACACGAACTATCTCAGCATGTACATTCACGATCAGGCCGAGTTTGCCTTTACGGGCTTTGAGTCCACCCTGCCAAACTGGCAGATTGGTTATGTTGGCGCTGTGTTGACCATTGCAGAAATGGTAAGCACTAAGCCCAAGAGCATGACCAAGGTGACTGGCCTCAACTCCCTCACGCTGTAAGGAGTCGATCATGGCATTGGCACTAACGAAACTCATCCTTGCCTCTAGCTCGGTTAACGCCGACACCGCAGGTGCTTATCTTGACGCAGTAACCGTTACGGCGGCTGCAAGTACAACGACGCTTGTTCCGGTCGGCATGTATTTGTTGATCCCCACCGCTAACGTAAGCGTCCAGGTATACAACGGTTCTTCTTGGGTAACGCTAATCGCTGCTAACACCGGCGGTTCGTTGTTCTCGGATGGTATTAACGTCCGGTTCAACAACAGCAGCACTGAGGCAACCGTTACCCTGATGACCGTTAACGGTGGTCAGGCAGCAACTGGCACTTACAACACCTAAGCGAGGTAAAGCATGGATGCCAACAAAGTCGGTAGTCTGTTACCGCAGCAGTTCGGAGGTATCCTGCTTGGGAAACTGATCAGTGCTGATATGAACAGCACATCTGATCAGCGCATTGTGATGTTCAGCAATCCCTCGAAGTTCATTCTTCGTCGGATTGTTGTAACGAATGCTTCCATCTCATTGACCACTGCGGCAGGCGGCGTTTATACCGCTGCCTCCAAAGGTGGTACAGCGGTGGTGGCTTCTTCCCAGGCATATTCTTCGCTTTCAGCTTCAACCTTGTTTCTTGACTTGACGCTTAGTACGTCTGGCAGTGCAAGTACAACGGTTAAAAGTAGTATTCCCAACTTATACTTGTCGCTTACCACTGCACAAGGTGCAGCAGCAACGGCAGATGTCTATGTTTACGGGGATATTTTAGAAGCATGATCTTTGTGACCAACAAAGGCAAAGATACGCTGATTGGCAAATACGTCGATCAGCGTATTGAATTTGCGCCTAATAAAAGTGTTCCAGTGGAACCTGTTATTGCCAGAGCTATTTTTGGCTACGGCGATGACAACAAAATTCCTTACTTGGTGCGTCTTGGCTGGATGAAAATGAATACAGACTATGAGAAGGCTATGGCTAGGCTCAAAGAGTTTGTATTTACAGATGCGCCAATCAAATCCGACCACTTGTCAGCCCTCGTGGTGGATCGAGTAGCCGCGCCCCCTCTTCGCGGTCGGGGTGCGGCCAAAGTCCAACCTCCTGCTAATGAGGCGTAAATGGCAACCTATTCGGGCTATATCGCAGAAGTTAGAAGACTCCTGCATGATGCGGCTGGTAATTTCTGGTCTGACACGGAACTTACTGACTACATCAATGGTGCAAGACACCGAGTAGTCCGAGATACGGGTTGTTTGCGAGCAATCCTCACAGGTAATACCACCACCTCGGTTGAAACCTTTCAAATCACATCATTAACGCTGCCCACCTATGCTGAGCAGATTCTTGATGTCTTAAACGTCAATTTGTACTGGGGAAACACACGAATCCCCTTGCGGTACATGTCATGGACGCAATTTAACGCTGAGTTGCGTTTTTGGCAGAATTACACAGGAAGACCTATTGCTTTTACGCGCTATGCGCAAAGTACGATCTATTTAGGGCCAGTGCCTGACCAGGTTTACGTCATGGAGTTCGATACCATCGTTTTGCCGGTACCTTTGACTTCTGACTCACAGACTGAACCTATCTTAGAACCCTATACGTCGCCTGTAGCGTTTTACGCTGCATACAAGGCTAAATACAAAGAACAGTCTTACGGTGAAGCGGAAATTTTTAATGCCGAGTACAAAAAACAACTCTTGGCTGCGATTAATTCGAGCTTTACACGCCGCTTGCCCACACCCTACTCTGTACCGTACTGATCATGGCCGCTGTTGAGCAAAAGAAGTCCTATCACGTTACCAAGGATTTCAAAGGGCTTAACACCAAGGCCAATCGCACGGCTATTCAGGAGAATGAATTCGCCTGGATAGAGAATGTGATGCCTATTGGGTACTCAAACCTGAAGGTTATTCCTAAAGAAAAGCGCGTTACCTATAGCAGTACAAACTTTAGTTGGGGCGGTACGGTGCATTACATGGCACCAGCCAATATCAATGGCACCGCATACATGTTTGCCTTCTTTACCAATGGAGGTGCGCAATATGTCAACTTGGAAACCCCTACCGCGCCGGTCACGCTGGCTTCGTCAGGAACCTTTAGCGGAACAAGAACCCAAATCAGTCAATGGAAGAATGAGCGAGTGCTCATCATTGACACAACTTATGGCTACGCTACATTCAACGGGACGAATCTCGTTCGGGTCGGTTCGGTCGGTGCGATTACCAAAGTATCTGGAGGATCAGGATACACATCAGCGCCCATCGTAACTTTTTCTACGCCTAATGAAACAGGTGGCGTGCAAGCAACTGCAACTGCAACGATTAGTGGCGGTGCGGTAACGGCAGTAAGTTTTAATCCTGCCAACTTTGACGAACCTGGCACTGGATATACCTCTGCACCTACGGTTTATATTGGCACGGCAGGCGCAGTAGCATGGGCATCAACCACAGCTTTTCAAAAAGGCAGGTTGTTATCGTCAGGTGGTAATTATTATTACGTCACAGTAGGCGGTACCACCTCTAGCACTGCACCGACGCATACTAGTGGCTCCGCAGCAAACGGCACTTGCGAACTGCTTTATGTTGCAGACCCTAACGGGGCCGGAACGAGCGCATCGTATACGGCAGAAGTTATTAGCCAGCCTGGCTCAAGCATCCAGTCTTTCTCAGGAAGGGTGTGGATTGCTGACGGTAGAACGATTTACTACACCGCAGCCGATAGCTACAACGATTTCACAAGCATTTCTGCTGGCAATATCACGCTTGTTGATGCCACGCTCTACGGTGACATCACGCAGATCATTGCTGCTAATAACTTCCTTTATATTTTTGGCGAATCATCAATTAACGTCTTTTCGGATGTTCGCGTTAATACGGCCGGTGAAACGCTGTTTACTAACACCAATATCAGTGCATCAATTGGTACAGAGTTATTCCTTGGTGTCTTTGCTTATTTCCGCAGCATTTTGTTTATTAACCGCTATGGTGTGTACGCGCTTGTTGGTGCTACGACAACTAAGATCAGTGACGCATTAGACGGTATCTTCCCTAACATTGACTTTAGTTCAGCCGTAACGGGATGCCAAACACTGATTTATAACATCTTGGTTTCGGCATGGAATGTTCGTTACAACGACAATGGTACTTATCGCCGTGTGCAACTTGTCTTCTTTGATCGCAAATGGTTTATCAGTTATCAAGGCAATTTGACGCATATTAATTCCTCACCTGTAAACGGGCTTATCAATGCTTATGGTGTTGAATCAGGCGGCGCTTTTTACAGGCTTTATGAAGATCAAGCAGCCAATATTGCAACCGAAGTCGTTACAGCCCTTTGGGACTTGAAAGACCCAATACGCGACAAACAGGCGTTGAAACTTGGTGTTGAAGCGACTTTTCCTGTTACGGTCGCAGGTTCATTGAATATTTCGATTGATAGTGAAGCCAAAGCATCAACATCCATTGCTTTGGGCAATGCTGTTGCTTGGCAGAATAATTCGTTTAGTAACATTGCATGGACTAATAACGCTGGAAGCACCCTGCAATGGATTTCATCGGGCTATCAGTTAACTGAAGGCTATAAGTTACTGAAGTACGACGCGCAAATGTATGGAAAATACTTAGGCATGACGGTAACATCGACTGCGCCAGCCTTTACTTTCAATGGCTTCCAGCTTGAACATGAACTAAGAGCGAGGTTCTGATGGCAAAGCCAGTAACCATACCTAATACGTTTGCCACTGCAACAACAAGTATTCCGCTTGCAAACTTAGACGCTGACTTTTCTACTGTCGCAACAGCGCTAAATGATGCAGCGACGTTTAGCAATTACGCGCTTGATTCAGGCACAACTGATGCTTATGTAGTCACGCTTTCTGGTATTTCGACGACCTACCAAGCTGGTCTGGCTATTCAGTTCAAGGCAACCACGGCGAACACTGGGCCTGCAACACTGAATGTCAATGGTCAGGGCGCTCAAAATATTGTTTACCCTGATGGCAGTACGTTATCAGCCAATGCCATTGTGATTGGTGCGATTGCATCAGTTATGTATGACGGTACAAACTTTCAGTTGCTGTCTGTTAAAAATGCGGCAGGAGGTGGCGGTGGAGGTGGGTCGGTTTCCTCGGTTGCCATGTCGGTACCTAATTTCTTATCCGTATCCGGTTCGCCCATTACAACCAGCGGCACGCTTGCAGTTACTTACTCAGGAACGCCGCTCCCCATTGCCAACGGTGGAACAGGAGCAACGACCGCAGCAGGCATTCGCGTCAGTATTGGCGCAGGTGATGTCAACGGGCCTGTAGCGTCGGTTGATAGCGAGATTGCTCTTTACAGCAGTACGACTGGCAAAGTCATTAAACGTGCAAGCACGACAGGCATCTTAAAAGGAACGTCTGGTGTCCTTTCTGCTGCTGTTGCAGGCACCGATTATGTCGCACCAGGCGGCGCACTAGGCACACCTTCTTCTGGTGATCTTTCTAACTGTACCAATATCCCATCAGGTGGTATATCGGGGCTTGGCACAGGCGTTCTTGCTGCTTTACAAACATCTATAGGCGCAAGCGGTGCTTTTGTGCCAACAGGTGGTACAGGTGCTACAGGTACTTGGAATATTGATGTGCTTGGTAACGCCGGAACGGTTACCAATGGTGTGTACACCACAGGTAGTTATGCCAATCCAGCATGGATTACCTCGCTTGCTACGACCAAGCTAACGGGTACGGTATCCATTGCTCAAGGCGGTACAGGCCAAAGCGATAAGACATCAGCATTCGATTCGTTAGCACCGACAACAACCAAAGGCGACATGATTGTTTATACAGGCACGGATAACATTCGTTTGCCTGTAGGAACAGACGGTCAGATTCTTGTAGCTGATTCCACCGAAACAGGTGGTGTCAAATGGTTTACTTCAAGCGGTTCTGGAACGGTCACTTCTGTAGGCATATCGCCTCCAGCGTTCTTAACGGCTGGTTCTCCGGTTACAAGCGCAGGCAACATCACGCTTTCATATTCTGGTACGGCGATCCCTGTAAGCTCTGGCGGTACAGGTCTTACCGCTATCGGAACAGCCAATCAAGTATTAAAAGTCAACGCTGGTGGCACGGCGCTTGAATATGGCACACCAATTGGCACGGGCGATGTCACAGGCCCAGCGTCATCAACCAATGCTCAGATAGCGCTTTTTAGCGGCACGACAGGTAAAGTTGTTCAAACGGCAACCACTACGGGCATGGTTAAAGCAACCAGTGGCGTTATTGCTGCCGCTGTTGCCGGTGTTGACTACCTTGCGCCAAGTGGTGCATTGGGTACGCCGAGTTCAGGAAACCTGGTTAACACGACAGGTTATGACGTAGCTAATCTTTCAAACCTTGGTTCTGGTGTAGCAACCGCACTAGGTCAAACGATTGGAAGCAATGGTGCTCCTGTTTTATTCAACGGGGCGTTAGGTACACCATCAAGTGCTACGCTTACCAATGCTACGGGTTTACCGCTTTCTGGTGTTTCAGGACTTGGTGCGGGTGTAGCGACAGCGCTTGGTGTTACGGCCGGTAATACGGGTGGCGTTGTCCTCTATAACGGTGACCTTGGAACGCCTTCTGCTGCGACACTTACTAATGCCACAGGGCTTCCATTAAGCACAGGTATTACAGGAACCCTTGGCGTATCTAATGGCGGTACAGGTTTAACGTCCATCGGTACGGCTAATCAATACCTAAAGGTTAATAGCGGCGGCAGTGCCTTAGAGTTCGCAACGCTTACTGCCGGCGATGTGAATGGGCCTGCAAGCTCAACAGACAATGCCATAGCTCGATTTGACTCAACAACGGGTAAGTTGATTCAAAACTCATCGGCAAGTATTACGGATACCGGCCAAGCATCGTTTGTTGGTTATGCTCAAGTAACGGCTAATACGGGTGCAGGAACTTCTGGTTACTTGGAGTTGCAGTCTAACGATGCAGGTACGGGTACAAAGACGCTTCGTATTCAGCCAAGTAACGTAGCAACGACTTCGACTCAAACCTACACTTTCCCGACTGATTATGGCTCTGGCGGTCAGGTGCTTTCAACAGACGGTGCTGGTGTTCTTTCGTGGGCAAGTGCTGGTGGAGGCGGCGGTTCTGGTGTTGTGCTTGAGTCGCAGATTACGATTAGTACAAACTACACGATTACAAGCAATACAAATGGTTTATCGGTATCGCCTGTTACGGTTGCCACGGGCTATTCAGTCACGGTTGGATCAGGTCAGACCTGGATGATTCTCAGTTAAGGAACGACAATGAGTAAGTTAAAACTCCAAGGTAATGCAAGCGGAACAGGGACGATAACCCTTGCGTCTGGCAATACCAGTAGCAACGTCACATTTACCTTGCCTACGGCAGACGGTTCTTCCGGTCAGTTTATGTCTACGGATGGTTCTGGTAACTTGTCGTTTGCAAGCGGTGTGTCTACAGGTAGTGCGAATACGTTTACCGCAGCGCAAACCTTTCGTGCAGCCAACGCAGTGCGATCAGAGGCTGCTAGCACACAGGATGCGATTGTGGTTGCAGGAAGGGCTGGCGGGACAAGCTCTTATGCAGTGACGCTTACGCCGACAACGCTTAGTGCTAACCGGACAGTTACGTTTCCTGATGAAACATTTACGGTTGGTTTTAGGAACGTACCGATAAGTTCGACAACAACAACTGTTGCCACATCGGATGTAGGTAAAGCCATTTCTCTGTCCGCAGGAATAACCATTCCTGACGCTACTTTTGCCGCTGGCGACATAGTATCGTTGTACAACAATACATCTGGCAATTTAACGATTACCTGTTCAATTACTACAGCTTACATCGCTGGCACTGATTCTGATAAGGCAACAATGACGCTTGCAACAAGAGGTGTTGCAACCATTCTGTTTATATCTGGCACTGTGTGCGTAGTTTCTGGGAACGTGTCATGACAGGGATTTTGCTTTCTTTATTGGGCGCAAGACTGCCTTCTTCGGCAGGCTACACCATCGTCCAAACCTTTACGGCTACCTCTACGTGGACTTGCCCTACTGGGGTGACAGAGGTGGAGTATTTGGTTGTTGGCGGCGGTGGGGGTGGAGG